CCTCGGTTTGTTATCATCACGAATGATTTAGACTTAACAACCATGCAACTTTATCCAGCACCCTCACAAGTCTATAACTTATTTGTATATGGCAAGTTTCAGCTTCCACAGTTAAATGAAAACAGCGATATGTCGTTAGTGCCTCAGTATTACTACCGATATCTAAAGTTCGCGCTAGCAAGAGATTTAGCTTACTACAAAGGACGATCAGCCGCTTGGGATCAAAAGCTTGAAGCAATGTTTCAGGAGGCGCGTGATGATATGGAATCAGTATCATCTATGAATCTTGTCATTGATAGTGCGAATGAAAGTTACCTCAATGGTTCTTGGCGTCTGCGGGCAGGTGTGTAATGCCATCACCTCGTGACGGAGAATTTCAGATAAAACCCTGCAATATCATGGGTCAATTCAACGTCCAGCGTTTTCGTCAATGGTCGCCAGAAGATGCGGCAAATTGGTATTTGGTGAAGGAAGATAACACCAAAAAACCCTATGCGATGTATCCTTGTATGGGTAGAAAACACATTAATTTTAATGGCACAAACCAACTTATCTTTGGTTCAGAGCCTCGCGGGTTATTTAAGACGATTAAGTATGGGTATGTTGTTGTTGGAGATACAATATTTCGTATTAATGAAAATTATGAAATAGTTAATATCTCTGGATTAACTAAAATTGCAACATCAGCAAATATTTATTTCACTTACTTAGTTGTGAATGATATTGTTTTTGCTTGCTTCACTGATCAGCAAAGAGTTTATATCTATCAAGAGAATACTGGTACTTTTAATGCTATTACAGATGGCAATTGCCCTGGTGGAACAAGTGCGCCAGGAAACACTCAAAAGCCTGGATTTATAGCAACATTTGGAAATCGTATTACTGTATCTGTATTGGAAAGCTCAGAGTTTATTTTATCTCGAATAAACTTACTTCCAAAGACGGGTGCTTTTAATCCTGCTACATGCTTCACAAATGATGTAACTCCTCAAGTGTTTGCTAGAGAAGAAGGCATTATTCGTCAAATGGGCGTACTTAATAATACGCTTTATATTTTCACTGATTATGAAACAGGTGTTTGGTCTAACATTCCTGCTGTGTTTAGTGGAACAGGAGTGACATTTCCTTGGAAGAAAAACTCAACTTATAACTGGAATTTTGGCATTGCTAATCCTACATCATTAGACATTAACTTCGGCTACATGGTGTTTTTAGCGAGAAACTATGAAGGATTATTAACTTTCATGGTAAGTTCTGGTGGTCAACCTGAACCCATTAATAATAAAGCGATTAGCACATTATTGCAGCGTTATAGTAATGCTCTTGGTAATAATAGCCCTTTCTTGGTGCCAAACTCGAATGGGTTTTTATATCAATATGAGGATGTTATTTCTTATCGCATGTCAGGTGGTGACTTTATTAACTATGGCATTTTAGATCAAGAATCAAATGCGAATAGTATTGAATTTAACTTTGAAACCAAAACCTGGCACCGTTGTATTGAAGATAACGGCAACCGAAACCGCATACAATTACATTTATTCTACAACAACCTTCACTTAGTCACGGTTGTTGGTGATGGCACAGTCTACAACATGTCGGGTGAATTTTACGTTAATGAAATACGAAACACTGCACAAGAAAACCAACAAGCAGATGATGCTTACACTCAATTACCTTTCAGATATGAACGTATTACGCCAATCATATTTGAAGATGATTATGCTGAATTTGAAACAGAATATGTTCAGATTGATTTTGTGTTTGGCGAAAGCTTTATCAATTATTCTGAGGGGCCATTTGATAATGCTCAATTCATCATCGATGAAGTAAATACGATAGCGGGTAATCCGCAATTCATGATTGATGAACAAGCAAGTGCGGGTGGTGATCCAGTTTATATTATTGATGAGGAAGGAAACTTCCCAACACTCGCAGATAGCGATTTCTACAATGATGAGTTTAATCCGCATATATCATTGTATTGGTCGGATGATGGCGGTATTTCATTTGAATCAGCTGATAACAGAGAGTTTTCACGCCAAGGCCAATATAGTTGGCGTATGCGCTGGTATCAGTTAGGTCAGTCCAGAAACAGAGTTTATAAACTCATTGCAGTGAGTAAAGTACCAATAGTGGTGTTGGGTGCTGTCATGAATGTGAGGAGGTCAAGTGGCGGAGCCAACTAATCCAGTAACACTTGATCAGCTAGACCCGCCAATTTTAGAACAGACGCAATTTGGCGATGATATGAAGCGTTGGCTGAGTAATATCGTCGATGTTTTGAATGGTGATTTGCAGATATTAAGCAATGCGTTACAGTTTTTAATTCAAGCAAGTGGTTATAATATACCAGGTGGCATGACCTCTTTTAGTGTGCCTGTGACAGGATTAACTTCTAGCGGATTTGTCACAGCAAGTATAGTGAGTACGACAATGCCTGATGTTACAATAGCGTCAGTGACACCGGCATTAAATGCATTTACCATAGTCTTTAGCGCAGATCCAGGCGCTTCAGTTATTGTGTATCAAGCATACATGGAAGAACCATAGAGTAAGGAGCCTACGGAATGGGCATATTTGATATGGGAAGAGATCTAAACATGTTAGATAGCTTCCTTAATCCACAAAAGGGATATGAGAAAGCTGGTGAACAAGCAGAAAAATATTACCAAGAAGGGCAAAATTACTTAAGACCCTATCAACAGCATGGTTTAGAGCAATACGGTGATCTAAACAAGGCGCGTCAATCTTTGATGAACCCAGAAGAATTATATTCTAAATGGGCATCAGGTTATCTGAAATCTCCTTACGCTAAACGTCTTGAAGAAATGAACCTCCAACAAGGTCAAGAAGCCGCAAGCTCCATGGGTTTAATGGGCTCAAGTGGCGCATTGCAAAACATCCAACAAGGTGCTGGAGATATTGTTGCGAAAGACCGTGAAAATTATCTTAAAGACATCATGGATAAGTACATGAAAGGCATTGGCCTTGGTGAAAGCTTGTATGGCACTGGAGCGAACGCTGGTGGTGCTATGGCTGGAAATTCGATGACACAAGGAACGAACATGGCGGGTCTTGCTTATGGGCAGCAAAATGCACCTGGAGCATTATTTGGTAAGCTTGTTGGCGGTGGTGTTGGCGCAATGGTTGGTGGCCCTGCTGGCGCTAAAGTTGGCGCTAATATGTTTAATTAATAGGAGTTAGATAAATGCCAATTACAGCACCCATACCTTTACCAGAAGCACCAGGAGATGCGCTCGTCAGCGGCACTGAGTGGATGAATAAGCTTTTGGCGGCTCCTATTGATCGTCAAAAAGCGCAGGCAGAAGCACAGCATCAACAAGCTTTGGCTAGGCAAGCAAATTATATTTCGGATTTATTTGGTAGATATTTAGGTGCTGGTGGATCATCTTCTGCTCCAGGCGGTGGACAAGGTTTTGGAGAAAATAATAAATCTTCTGCTGATCAATCAATCGGTCAACCTCAACAAGGAAAATTATCACAAGGCTCATCTTCATTGCCTTTGCTTCTTGCTGCCGCTTTAAAAATGCCGACACATGAAGTTAACGGACAAATTGTTACTCCATTTGGAAATGTTCAGGTTGGCCCATCTGATTTTCAGAAAAAACTAAATGAACAAGATACTAAACGTTATGGCGAATGGCAAAATCAAGTACAAAGTGGAGTAGAGACACAAACTGCATTAAATAATATGAAAGAACTCTCTATCAGTCCTGTTGCTGTCAGCATGAAACAAAATCCTGAATTAATGGGTAAGGATATGCTTTGGTATAAAATAAAAGGAACTTCAGAACAAAAAGAATGGATAGGTGAGTTTAGAACTAATTTAAAAAATGGTGTTCAAAATTTTATAAAAGGATTTAAAGGTGCTGCTAGAGAATTTGAGAATAAATTAGCGCAAGAGGGATATCCTCAAGATACTGATCCTCTTGAACTTATGCAAGCAAAAGCAAACTTAGTTGCAAATTTAAATCAGATTTCCACTGAGCGGTTAGATCTTGCTAGTAATATTTATAGAAGCAGTCAAGGAGAAATATCTCCAGCAAATGCAATGAAAATTGCTGAAAAACAATTAGGTTCAGATAAAAGATTAAGAGAATTAAAAGAAGATTTTAATCAAAAAAGAAAAGACATTGTTGAAAGATCAAAATTATCTAATGCACAAAATGCACAAAATTCTTCAAATAATACAAATTCTAATTCTGAAAAACCAATTTCTATTCTTTATCATAAAGATAAAGAAGGCAGAATTAGAGAAGTGCATATTGATCCAAAATTAGTTCAGCAAGCATTAGCTGAGGGTGCCAAGTTAACAAGAGAAGAACTTGAAGGAGGCACTTAATTTTGTCTTCTATTAATTTTGAAAAATATTATGCTGATAAAGATCAATCAAATGATCAAGCTGTTAATAGCAATAAAAAGCCAATTAATTTTGAAGAATATTATGCTCCTATTAAAAAACCTAATCTTAAAGATATTTTTAATATGGCAGGCAGTAAAGAATCGATGGCTGAAAAAATGCCTGGATTAAAAGAAGTTGGCACAGGTTTTAAAGAAAGCGCTATGTCTGGTTTACGTGCTATACCTGGCGCAGAAAAGTATCTTGGAAAACAAGTTCCAGCATCTCCTATCCCTGATATTGAGGGAGCAAATATAAGTCGTGCAATAGGAGGAATAGGAGGATCACTTGCGGCAGCTGCACCTATTGCTACAGGATTGGCAGCTGGTGGTGAAGCTCTTGGATTGCCAGCAGTTCTTTCTGCCATAGGCGGGTGGGGAACAGCAGGGGCTTTAACTACTCCTGGCAATGCTGTATCAAGAGCAGAAGGTGCGGCAATAAATGCTGTTCCTGCTGGTCTTATAAAAGGTGCGCCATATTTATTTAGATCACTGGCATCTTTACCTTACAAATTAGCTCAAGAAGGTTTAAAAGCGAGAAATATAACAAAAATTAAACCACCTACCGAGTTGATTAAAGACGCTAAAAAATACTTATCAGATACCAAAGCTAATAGAGATTTAATTAAGAAAGCTTTAAATGGCGATGTAGAGGCAATACATGGTTTGCAATCTGACTTAGGATCAACAGGTTCATCATATGCAAATAATCCGTTTTCTGCTGCTGAGCGTGCGCATGGTAGAGCTGCTCTTCAAACTAGAGATGCAATAATAAATCATAAAATAAGTGAATTAAGAAAAATGGGAGCTGGTGATATAGCTGACTTTTTAGAAAAAGGAAGAAATCAATATCGAATATATAAAAAGTTAGATCCCTGGAAGAAAGCTATAGGAACTACTATTGCCACAACTTTAGCCGGTCATTATTCAGGAATCCCAAGTAAGTTAATGCGTTATTTTCAGTCTAAATAGGAGCTACCATTTTTGAATTTTACAACTTTAAAAGTTATGTATCCAACTAAAAGACCCATGAGTAGGGATGCCATAAATCACCTATATTGTTCAATTTTTAACATTATACAACAATATTGGATTAGAATCAAGCTTAATGGATTAAGAGGTTAATTTATGTTCATACGCGCGCCAAACCCCATCTGGTGGTTACCAGACCACACAGGTGTTAGCCTGAATGATGAATACTGGGCATTTTTCAAGACGAATACATTCCCTTATTTGCCACAGCCTGTTTATCAAACGCCTAATGGCACGCCATGGTCTAATCCGATTCAGTTTCAACCGTCGGGAACATTGCCTAATAATTTATACTTTGATCCAAATCTCACTTATCGTATTGAGATCAGACACGGAAATACGCAAGCCGATCAATTGATATGGTTGATTGAAAACTTCCAGCCCGGAAACAACGGAAATATTATTGATAACACACTGTTGTTCTCTGAGAATTTGCTCACCAATCCGCAGTTTGTTGATATATTTTTAGGTGATGCAAAGATAGGTGTATCTTACACTGATAATGCGATTATTATCACTGAACCAGGAACTTATAATATTGCGCCAGGTTGGGATTTAGTAATTGTTGGTACAACTGGAACGACAACAATTACGCAAGGAACAAACGTAGGTAATGCAAGCCCTGCTATCTTTGGTAATCCTGCTTTTTTCCTAGATTTCAATAACTCAGGTTGGACGAGCGTAACACTTGTTCAAAGATTTCATAATAATGGTGCGCTTTTTGCAAATGGTGCTATTGCTGCTGCTGTCACTGCACGATCAACAGGAAGCGCAAATAATTTAACGGTTACTTATGCGCCTTCTGATGCTGGAACGGCTGTTACCATATTCTCAAAGCAAGTGACAGTTGGTGATTTCAATGTTTACAAGAAAGCAGTGAATGTTGGGCCATCCACCAATACTGATGTTGGAACAGCGGCTTACGTTGATATTAAATATACCTTACCGCCAAATGGTGAGATGGCATTAAGCAATATGCAAATTGTCGGTCAAAGTGTTCCTTTGTCCACTGATTTTGATCAAGATGATGATGCGCCAGACTATCAAGAAATTCCTTATGAAAGAATGGTTGACCATGAATTTAATGTCTATCGTGATTCATTGGTTTATCAGCCAAAGGAAAATTTAGCAGTGGGTTGGATTTTTGCACAAAACCCATGGCAGTTTAATGATCCTGCTGGAACAACCGTTGTTAATAATCAATATACGGCTGATCAAACTATTATTATTCAGCAAAATTATGTGGCGAATAATATTGGCAGCAACGTGTCAGTCAAAAGAGGATCGGCAGTAAATAATTACTCTTTTGATATCACGCCATTAACTGCTTCAAATAAGTTTATGATGATGCAAATAATTGATACTGAATCATCTCGTTCTTATTGGGGTCAAAATATTTCTATTATGGTGAGGGCTAAACTTACGACAATAAATTCATCAAATATAAGAATAAAAGCCAAGTTAATGTATTGGGATAATGGATTTGCATTGCCTGATACAATCACAAGAGTAACGCCTATTTTATCTTGGGATGGCACGACAAATACTTTAACTCCTGCATCTAATTGGAAAATACTAGATTGTGATATTGATCCTGAATATATATTAGGATCAAATGCATTAAATATGAGTTTTAATAAATTTACATTGCCTGTAAATACTGTTCTTGGTACAGGTACTAATTTCATGACATTGGCATTTGTTGTTTACACACTTGATAATATGATCTTAACGGGAACGCCAGATTTTATTAGTGTTGAGCGAATTTCTGTGGTGCAAAATGATTTTGCGATTGATGCATCCCCTGAGTCTTGGGATGATACATTAAGACGATGTCAGTTTTATTATGAAAAGAGTTATGTGGATGGAGCACTTCAAGGTAAGCCATCAGGACTTACAAATAATGGCGCGGAAATTGTTGCGCAAGTTGGTTACAATTCTGGGGTTACTTCTCAGATCAGAGGACACTCTTTTTCCTTGGATTACAAACAAGTAAAAAGAAATGTTGATCCTTTGATTTCAATATATGGGTATGATGGAATGACTGAGACTGCTGATGCTGTATTTGGTTATATAAGACAAGATGGATCTACTTTAAAGGCAGAATTAATAGAAAATTTTTTAATTGCTAATCCTCCGACTGTACCTACACCTAAATTTTTAATAGATGGAATAAGTGAATCGAGCGCGCAATTTGTTAATAATACAAGTGGACCATTTTTTACCGTAGCTGATGCGACAGGCGTCACACCAGAAACATGGATTCGTTTTCAGTATACGATTGGCGCACGAATTGGCGTTGCGAATGAAACATAATTTAAAAGGAATTTAATATGGCACAAGTACCGGTTACACCATGGAATGATAACTACGATCGCACCAAACCATTTTCGAATACTAATTTGAATGTTCTCTTGGCGGCTAGTACTGCTATTAGCTATACGGTGCCAGGAGAGGCAACACAACTCTATAGAGCGCATTTCTCTGTTAGCACCAGTGCTGATGTATGGGTGAGATTGAATGGCACAGCGCAAGTACCCACAAGCAATACAATTGACCAAACCACTTACATGGAACGTATTGACGTTGATTTTAATCGTTATGTTAGAGGCGGGGACACATTAAGTTTCATCTCTACTGGTACGCCCCAAGTTGGTGTATCATTGTTACAGGTTCAAAGCACATAAATTAATGTAATACCTAAAAGGATTTGGGTATGGTTGATACGATAAAATTTAGTCAGTTTGCAGCAGAAAACCTCAACAATGCTAACAAGTATGTTGGGGTTGGAGCAGGTGCAAATTTCATAGGGCCAACCGTTATTGTATGGACGACAGCAACGAGACCCAATATGCCCTATGAAGGGCTGCTTGGATTCAATTCTGATTTAGATCAATACGAGTTTTACAGTGATGCGCTTGCCGCATGGGTTCAACTTGCCTCTACTACCACTGACTTTATCTGGAACTCGGTTGCTGGCACTTCTCAACAGATGGAAGAATCTAACGGTTATGTTCCCCAGAATGTGGGCATAACTACTTTTACTCTGCCGCCAATATCTTCGTTTGGACAGCTTATTTCTATTTGTGGGTATGGAGCAGGGGGTTGGACGATTGTGTTCAATGCTGGCCAAAATCTTGTGTTTGGCAAGGATGTTGCAACGACTACTACAGGATCGCTTTCATCAACAAATCAATATGACCAAGTGGAATTACTGTGCGTTGTGCCTAACCTCACTTGGGTAGTAAGGAATGTACAAGGGAATTTAACAATTGTTTAATTAATATGAAAAGGATTTCATAATGGCCACAAATAATAGTGTCAATAATAGCTCTCCCTATATATCAGCTCA